GCTATTTATCAGGGCGTCACTTCCACTAATCAAAATCAAGCTTTTAACGCCGATCAGGCCATACAGAGCTATGAGCGACAGAGAACCCTGCGTCAAACTGCTTATCAGGACACGACACAGGATATGTCCGCAGCTGGCCTCAATCCAATGCTGGCCTATACCAATGGCGCAACGAGTGCAGCTGGCGCTGCTCAGGGTTCATCTTCTGCAACTCAAGCTGGCAACGCTGCATCTGCTTCGGCTGCTCAGCAGTCCGCTGCTCAGCTGGCCCAAACTGCAGCGCAAACAGAACTCACTACAGCCCAGGCTGAAAACACCCGGGTCGACACCGCGGTGAAGCATCAGGAAATCACTCTCAAGCAATCACAGCAGAACCTGAACGACCAATTACGCGGCGAGTCCACTGCCAAACAGGAGGCTGCTTGGAAACTCGTCGACAAATACAGGGCGGAAATCTCTAACACCGAACAATCGACTAAAAACCTGTACGAGATCAATGCTCGCATCCAGGCTGAAACTAAACGGCTCGGCTATTCTTCAGAACAGATTCAGGCGATGACTAAGGCCGTTCTCGCTGATCTGCCCGAAAAGGAGGCATACGCCGATATGTTCAAGGGAACTCTCGGTTCCTCAATTCCATATGTCCGCGAGGGCCTCAATACAGCTGGCTCTCTGTCTAGCATTGGCCTACGGACACGCCAGGCACAGGGGGTCGGGAAACCGCCTCCCCCGCGCACAACCACCAAAATGCGCACCGATCAAGACGGTGTGCTAATTGGCCCGATCGAACGCACAACTACGAGGTAAATCATGGCTAAACCGCCCTTTCTGCGTACTCCCTACAACTACGACACGTCGGAGGCTTCCAATGAGTCAGCAATTAACTGCAAGGATCCTTCTCTTGCTCAGCAATCGGCCCGAGACGAATCAGATATCAACTTTATCGTCGACCGATTTACTCGCACTGGCGAACTTCCACAGCCATCCCGCCTGCCGGTTTATGCAGATTTCGAGGGAATATTTGATTTCCAAACAGCTCAAAATGCTATCCGAGCGGCACAAGAGTCTTTTAACGCTCTACCCGCCAAAGTCCGCGAACGCTTCGGCAACGATCCCCAAAAGCTAATGGCCTTCGTAGAAGACCCGGAAAACCGCTCAGAAGGCGTTATTCTCGGGCTTGTGGACCCTACCCCGCCCGAACCCGCCTCGGCGGCTCCTGAGCCCGTTAAAGCGGCCGAAACCCAGCCAGCGAAAGCTGGCTAGCCTGTTATCTACTTGTTCTTAACAGGCTAGGTGACATTTACCCTAAATTCACCTAAACTCTCTTTACATTCAATTTTTGGAGTCTTAAAAATGAAACCTCTTTCCCGTCATGGAGTGAACAAGTCGGCTTCGGCCAGTACGTTCAAACACAACACCCACAAGACCAAGGTGGTCAACACTGCCTCGGCCCCGATGCGCGGCGGCTGGCGGCTGTGAGTGTGCACAAAACCCCTGAAGGCGGTTCGCCGTGATGACGGATCGCTGGATTTCAGCTTTGCTGCTCTCGCAGGCAACGATCCTATTGATCTGCCTTGCGGTCGCTGCCGCGCTTGTCGCCTGGAACGCTCACGACAATGGGCGGTCCGTTGTATGCACGAGGCAAGCCAGCATCCAGCAAACTGCTTTCTCACCCTCACTTACGCCGAGCTCCCCGATAACGGCTCGCTAAACTACACCCATTTCCAGAACTTTATGAAGTACCTTCGGAAATGGCATCACGAAACCCATTCGAAACCGGACAAGCCGGCCCAACCTCTCAAGTTTTATATGTGCGGAGAATACGGTGAAAAGCTTAATCGTCCTCATTACCACGCGGCTATTTTCGGTCTTGATTTCTCTGAAGACCGGTACTATTGGCGCACGAGTCCTTCTGGTCATCGCTGCTACCGCTCTCCTAGCCTTGAGCGTCTTTGGACCCTCGGAAATTGCGAGCTGGGCGAACTCACTGCTCAATCAGCTGGTTACATCGCCCGCTACGTAATGAAGAAACAATATGGCAAAACCGCAGACGAACACTATCAACGCACTGACCCTGAGACTGGTGAGGTATATCGACTTGAACCTGAGTTCAATAAAATGTCGAATAGGCCGGGCATTGGTGCTTCTTGGTTTGCTAAATACCACATGGATGTGTTTCCGCATGACCATGTCATAGTCAATGGAACAAAACAGCTCCCGCCCCGGTATTACGTCAAGCTCCTCGGAGACTTGGACCCCGCCGGTGCGGATGCCAATCAGCACAAGCGCATGGTTAAATCCAAAGCTTTGCAACCCGACAACTCTTACGCCCGTCAGGACGTGAAGGCCCAAGTCCTTGCGGCCAGGTTGTCACAACTTAAACGCACTCTCTAGGAGAATCTATGATTCAAATCGTCGTTTCAATCTTCGACCGGGCCACCGGTCTCTACTCCCGCCCCGTCTACGTCCCCTCCACTGGAGCGGCTATGCGCTCCTTCACTGACGAGATCAATGACCCACGTCCGGACAATCAACTTAACAAACACCCGGACGATTACGATCTCTTTCAAATTGCAACCTGGGACGACAACACGGGGCAATACACTCAACTAGAGACCTTCCCGATGCTGCTCTCTCTCGGGAAACAGGTCGTCGTTAAATAATCACGCGGGGGGGGTTTACATCCCCCCCGCAATCTCTTATAAACCCTTAACTTCGAGGTAACTTATGTTCCGCAATCAATCAGTCGATACGCACAAATTTGCGATGGTTCCCCGCGCGGATATTCCGCGTTCTTCTTTCCAGATCGAGACTGCTCATAAAACAACGTTCGATGCGGGCTACCTCGTTCCTTTTTTCGCCACCGAGGTTCTACCCGGTGACACTTTCAATCTCAATTCCACTATCTTCGCTCGGTTGTCTACCCCACTCTTTCCAGTCATGGACAACCTCAAAGCGACAACTTTCTTTTTCTTTGTACCCAACCGGATCCTCTGGTCCAATTGGGTCAAATTCATGGGCGAGCAAGACTCGCCCGCAGACTCTATCTCTTATGTCTGCCCCATCTCTACTTCTCCTGCCGGCGGCTATGCCGTCGGCTCTCTGCAGGACTATCTCGGCCTGCCTACCGTCGGGCAAATTGCCGGCGCTAATACTTTCCAGCACAATGTCTTTCATCTGAGGGCCTACAATAAAATTTGGAACGAATGGTTCCGCGACCAGAATCTCCAAAATGGCCTCGTTGAAGACACTGGCGACGGTCCCGACACAACTACAAATTACACCCTTCAACGACGCGGTAAGCGTCACGACTACTTCACCTCTGCACTGCCCTGGCCGCAAAAAGGCGGCACTGCAGTCACCGTTCCTCTCGGCACAACTGCCGGCGTCAAGTCTGACGGTACTGATTTCCAATTTCGCGGTGCAACTGACGCGATGACAAAAATGCAGCGTCAGGCCGGTGCAGGTTCCGGCCTTTTGGCACAGACTGCCGGTACTAATCTCGCCACTATGAATTGGGGCGCTAGTGGCACTGCCACCACCGGTCTTTATGCCGACTTGTCGACCGCCACTGCAGCAACTATCAATCAGCTGCGTCAGTCTTTCCAGATTCAAAAACTTCTTGAGCGCGACGCGCGCGGGGGCACTCGCTATGCTGAAATCGTCCGGTCCCACTTCGGCGTTATTTCCCCTGACGCCCGTTTGCAACGCCCTGAATATCTTGGCGGTTCAACTTTCCCCATCAATATTTCTCCTATCGCCCAAACTTCTGGCACTTCGGCATCCGGAACAACTACACCTCTCGGAACACTCGCTTCGATGGGTACTGCTCTTGGGCAGCGTAATGGATTCTCTGCAAGCTTCACAGAACACGGTGTCATCCTTGGGCTCATTTCCATACAAGCCGATCTGACTTATCAACAAGGTCTCCGCAAAATGTGGAGCAGGAGCACCCGCTATGACTTTTATTTCCCGGCGTTCGCGCATCTTGGTGAACAGGCCATTCTCAATAAGGAAATCTATTGCGATGGCTCGGCGAATGATGCTAACGTGTTTGGATACCAGGAACGTTGGGGCGAGTACCGTTATCAGCCTGCACAGATTACCGGGCTATTTAAATCGACTTCGGCAGGCACAATTGATCCTTGGCACCTCGCGCAAAAATTCACCACCTTGCCCACACTTAATGCGACCTTCATCGCCGACACGCCGCCTGTTTCTCGCGTGGTTGCGGTGGGAGCGGCGGCGAATGGCCAACAGTTTATTTTTGACTCGTTGACCTCAATTCGCGTTGCGCGTCCGATGCCGCTGTACTCTGTCCCCGGCCTGATTGACCATTTCTAATCATGGCCTGGAT